AAGGGTGTATGTAGGGAACAAGCTCGAGGTGTTCTCCCTCAATCTACCTATACCTCCTTCGTGTGGAAGATGGACCTACACAATCTCATGCATTTCCTCCAGTTGAGGATGGATCATCACGCCCAAAAGGAGATTCGTGACTATGCCACAGCCATCTACGAACTCGTCCAACCCCTAGTACCCCACTCTATGGAGGCATTCATGGACTTTCGTGTAAATGCTATGCAGTTGACTGGTCCTGAAATTGAAGCTATAAACTCTGGGAAGGAAATTGAATCTCCGGGAGAGAGACGTGAGTTTCAGGAGAAGTTAAGGCGCTTAAAAATAAAATCCCCAGAATGAGTACCTTACAAGATGAACAATATGTGCGCTATCCACACCACCCCGGCCCTGTGCCTCCTCGAATTGTCCCGACGCCCCGTACTTGCCCGTAAACTGGGGTATGTTCAGGTGATTGAACATACCAAATCAAAAGACGAACTAGCACTCAACTACAGAGATACACCCGCAGCGAAGTTGGAAGAGACTCGTCAACCTCGACGTGTCGCCAGACTTAAAAAATTAAATGTCAACACAAAGTAAATGCTTGCCATTACAAACACACTCAATGTATTCGCTGCCGATAAGAAGAACAAGGGGTTCAAGAAGTTAAGTAAAAAGATCCAGAAGGAACGCGACGCCGACGTGGACAAGATCAAAGAGAAGGTCTCTGGTATTTTCCGTGATGAACAGAGTCGTTTGAAGGGGTACTTCGAGGAGCATAATAAACTGATCAAGAAGGACGACAAACCCAAGAAAAGTGGTAAGAAGTCTATCGACTTTTATGAAAAGTAAACCACAGGGTACAGAAAACAAAAAACATCGCCAGGGGTGGATTGTCCCCAAATTTCTCAGCCAGTAGAGCGCACACCACGCTGTACTGGACGAGCCTTATTTCCTGTTGTGTTTTGACCATAGACCTTTTCATAGACCCCCTCGATTTTTGGAGACCTGACACGGCTGTATTTATCTTACTGATTGTTCCGGGTATTTCTGTCGTCTTCATAAATATGTCTCCAACATCTACAGATTCTATGATTTGCTGTTGAATGAGTGGTTCCAGGTATGTGAAGTAGTTGAAGTCAGGATCCAGTTTGAGACATATACCTTCAATCGTGGAGAAGGCTTTGGCGAGGTATACGAAACTACTCGGTACGATGAATGGTTTTTCGATCGCAAGTTGTGCAGCGAGATCATCATTGACAATTCCAGAACCGTCTAGGGTTTCTAGGTATCCTAAGATGTTCTCGAAGAAGAGTTCTATGTCCGAAACATCTGAAGATGTTGGAACGATCACACCCAACTTGACGAGGGTATCTACTATACCTGCAGTATCCCTTGTAATGATACATCCGAAAAGTTTTGTGAACCCACCTCTCAATTCTTCAGAGAGTGGTACAAGTAACCCAAAGTCATAAAATACAAGTTTCCCTTTGGGTGAAAATCCCAAGTTACCCGGGTGTGGATCAGCGTGGAAAAGACCATTATCCATGGTTTGAATCACATACGCGTTTATGAGGGCTTCACATATCTTCTTCTTGTTCACTCTCTTGTCTGTAATCTCAGTTAGTTTTACTGATGGTACATATTCCATGACGATCATTTCATCGTTTGAATACTTTTTATATACTTTTGGAACTTTTACCCAATCAACATCTTTCATAGATTTTCGAAACTTTATAGCATTCTGAATTTCTTGTTGATAATCAGCCTCTCCTAAAAGATACTCTATAGACTCATCGAGAACTCTCCCTGAACTATTTCCAGTGTCAATACCTATGCGCTCGAGGAAGTGTACAATGTCGCGTATGGTATCTGTGTCTTCTTTCATAATATCCAGGATCCCAGGTCTTTTTATTTTTACAACAACTTTTTGACCGTTTTGAAGTACAGCCATATGGACTTGGCCGATACTCGCAGATTTAAATGGTACAGGGTCAAATTCTTTGAAGATGTTTTTATCTATAATGGTGTTAAATTCCACGGGAGGGACGTTATCTTGAAGAGATTCCAACTCTTTAGTGAACTCTGGAGGGTAGAGATCACCTCTCGTCGAAGCTATTTGTCCTAATTTTACAAATGTTGGGCCAAGTTCGAGGAGTTCATTCTTCGTCCATCGACCAAGCTCTGATTTATTTTGTACAGTGGTATTTTTCCATAGAAACTTGCCAGCAAACTTCCATGTTTTTACCTTTTGATTTGGCGCCAACCTGACAGGTGGCACCTTCATATTGGCTATACTCAACATGTCCTACATTACCCTTAGGATTTTTTCTATAAGCTAAAAGTAGAATGAAGATTCATATCGTAGGAGCTGGTCCAACCGGAATGTCTCTCGCATGGGAAATCTTACGTACAGGAGATCATGATGTTACCATTTACGATAGAAAGGTATCAGCTGGTGGTTCTTGGTGGGAACCTAATGTAGAATCACGAGATCTTCATGCACATAGAATTGTATTCGATAGAGCATTTATAAACGCACGATCCTTTTTCGAAGAAATGAAGATTGATTGGAACACTATGTTTGAAGTTGAAAAAGATGCCGGTGTTTGGGATTTTACACTCAAAAGTTTAGAATATGACGATTATAAAACCCTAATAGCTCTCATATCTAGGGTTCTTTGGGATCCTAAAAAGTTTAAAAGTATATCAGTGAAAGATGCCATAGGACCCCTAACCGAAAGGGCTAAAGATCTCATAGAACATCTCCCTCTCATAATGGATGGTGTTACTTGGGATGTTATGTCTGCGTATGAACTTGTGAATAATTGGAATCATGTTTTACTCTCCAAGCGTTACACACAACGTGTTTCTGGTAAAGTCATGTGTGACGCGATGGAAGAAGCGCTTCTCAAAGCTGGTGCCAATTTTGTTTTTGGTGCTGAACTTTTAGATGTTCAATACGGTAAGAAAGATTTTGTAGCAAAGTTTTCAGATGAAAGAATGATAAAAGATGGAATACTCTTTTTATGTCTAGATAATAGCCCCGCTCTAGATCTACTTGGCAATAATTGGGGACCTGACGCAGATGCGAAACTTAGAAGAAGTACATATGGTGCTATAAATGTTCTATTGGATTACGATCAACCAATTAAAATGAAATCAGATTTAGAAGTTTCCATAGAAACCAAGTGGAACTTACAACCAAAGGTACTCAGTGATGGTAAGACCGTATCATGTGTTATTTGTGATCTTGGTAAAGAGGTACTCAGTTCTGACCCAGAAACTATCAAAAATGAAGTCGTTAGACAGCTTAGATTGCCACAACCCACTTCTATCAGGATTGGCTGGGGTGCTGAATGGAAAGAGAATAAATGGAACTTCTCACAATCATCGGGTGTTCTCAGCCTTGAAGGTCAACTCCCCTTCTTTGGAAAATGTTCAAAGGTTGCCATGTGTGGTATGATGTCCCCTAGACATACACCTTACTCCAGCATTGAAGCATCAGTTGAAGTTTCGCGAGCCCTAAGTCATATGTGTTTCGGAACTAGAAAACCCCTGAAACCTATTTTGGTCACCCACGTTGGAATATTAACTTTAGTGTTACTTATAGTTTTACTTTTAGTGTATCGTAGATGAAGTTCGTAGCTAAAGTATATGAACCATTTTATGATCATAATGATAAAAAGTATATACGTTTTGTGATTCCTCAAAAAGTTTCAGAAATCATAGAACGTATGCATGCGAGTAGGATGCATCTCCTCGTAAATCAAAACGCAGACAATCCACTAGATGGTAAGATACTCACAGTCAAAGTACCATTCCGTTACCGAAGGGTTATGTGTAAATTTGAAGGAAAACCTATACAATCTCTCACAAAGGATGATGAAGTTGATGTTGAATTAGATTTCAAGGGTATTTGGAATATTGGAAATCATTCGGGATTTTCTTGGGTACTATCCTCTTCAATCTTTTCAAGTCCTTGATTAGGAAGCTCTATATTATCTACACCAGCCTTTTTTAGGTCAGTGAATGTCTTTAACATTCCTTGAAGCCTAAAAACTTCTTGAGTCATTTGTTCAATAGTGTTCTGAAGTCTGGTAATGTTCTCGTCAATATTTAAAGTGGGCATCGTGTACTCATTTAAAGTTTCACATCTTTAAATAAGTATGCTCACTCGAACTGGTTATTTAGTCAATTCGGGTCCAATCCCTGAAATTAAAAAAGAACTTACCGTAAGACCTGTGGTCAATGGGGACTATGGATTTCCTCCACCGCCTTTCAAAGTTTTCCGAGCAACTAAGACAGGAGTCTGTGTTCCCAGATTCTATGGAACTTCTAAACTTGGAGAACCCCAAGAAGACAAGAGACCAGAGCCAACCCGTATCAATACCAAGTTTGTTGGGAAACTTCGAGATACCACACACCAAAACGACGCACTACGAGCAGCAATTAAAGCTGGCCACGGCGTCCTTTCTTTACCATGTGGGTACGGCAAAACGACGGTATCCTTGGCCATAGCATGTAAATTGGGGTACAGAACTATGATTGTAGTTCATAAACAATTTTTGGCCGATCAGTGGAGAGAACGTATTCAACAGTTTTGTCCAGGTGCCACTATAGGTATTGTGCAACAAGATAAGAAAGAGGTTGAGTGTGATTTTGTCATCGCTATGCTTCAATCACTTTCCCTGAAGGAGTACAGTTTCACGGATTTTGAGAGTGTAGGAACTCTCATAGTGGATGAGGCGCATCACATTTGTGCCAAGGTTTTCAGTCAGTCACTCTTCAAAATGTGCCCCAAACATATCTTTGGACTCTCAGCGACACCTGAGAGGAAAGATGGACTCACTAAAGTTTTACATTGGTTTATGGGTCCCACTTTCTTCGCAGTAGAACGCAAAAATCAGGAACAAGTTGAGGTTTTCCCAGTTGTATATGATTCCCCAAACTATAAGAATCCACCCCCATCTATGAGAAACGGTAAAATCTCAATGCCGAACATGATCACGGAACTCGTTGAAGATCGCCGACGTAACCAAATGCTCGTAGAACTTGTTAAAAAGGCATCAGCAGGTACGAGACAGTTACTTGTTTTGAGTGATAGACGTTTTCATTGCGAGTTCCTTCATCAATGCTTTCCCAAAACATCTGGATTGTACATGGGTGGTATGAAGGAGGCGCAACTTCAAGAATCTTCAAAGAAGAAGATCATTTTCGCAACGTTCAGTCAAGCGCATGAAGGATTAGATATCCCCACCCTAGACACAGTTATTTTAGCTTCACCCAAATCCGATATTACCCAAAGTATTGGGCGTATTATGAGAGAAACAAAAGGTAAAAAGAACGATCCACACATTTACGATGTCCACGATCCTTGGTCTATCTTTACAGCGATGTATTACAAGAGACTCAAGATCTATAGACAAGGTGGATTCAATATACGTGGCAAGCATTCAGAGGAGCCCAAGAGTGAGTTTACTCAGGGAAAGTGTCTGTTTTTATAATCTGACTAATTAATAAATGTCGGGTGCATTAATACAACTCGTTTCTAAGGGGGTGCAGGATGCCTACATCATAAGTGACGAAGGACATTCATTTTTTCGTACGAAGTTTACACGTCATACGAATTTTTCTCAAGCTCCCAAATACATTAAGACTGTGAATACCACAGACACGTCTATTACGATACCCGTTCTTGGTGATATCATAAACGGTATTTGGTTAGAGTCGGCCACTAGAAATGCTAATATAGCTTCAAATCTTTTCTACAACTCTACAATTTCTCTTTTTATTGGTGGACAAAAAATAGATTCCCAACACTATGACTATTTCTCTGATATATGGACGAATTATCTGGCTGATACATACACAAAGGGACAGGAATTAAACAACAAGACATCTACATCGTGTCACACTTTCCTCCCTCTCCACTTTTTTTTCTGTGATCACAAAGCGTTTTTACCTCTCATAGCCCTCCAACATCACCAAGTCGAGATAAAGATAGACTTCGACGAAACGAATATAGCTGGTCTAGATG